TCTGGAACGTCATGCCGCGCACCTGGGAATGCACCTACTGCAACTGGTCCGGCCCTGTGACCGACAAGACACCTTTCATCAAGACGGAGAGTTAATAATGAAATCAATCGACAAATTTGGGGCATGGCTCCTCGACACCCGCGCCGGAATGATCTTCGGCATTTTGATTGCCTTGGCAGGCACAGGCGTCACCGGCTACAAACTTTTCACCGGCCCTAAGAGCGTCACACTGAGCGCGTCCGAGTTCACCTGTGTCCAAGCCGAGCCTTGGGGCATTTCGACTCGTTGCACGGCTTATGCGAGGGTACGGTGATGGGGGCTAAACACAAACACTACGATGTGATCGTCGCTTGGGCGGCGGGGGAGGAGATTGAGCATTACGAGGACGGAGGCTGGTATTTATGGATGTCAGGCATTCCTCCTTATTTTGAAGATGGCATGTTCCGCATCAAACCCAAGCGCGTGAAGAAAGAGGGGTGGGTTGCTGTGTATGGCGGGAATTTCACCAGTGAGACAGTCCATCGAACAAAATCCGAATGCGTGGTTAATTGCCCAAGCGCAATTGCTTACGTCCGCATCGAGTGGGAGGAAGAAGTATGAACAAATTAACCCGTGAGCAAGCCGCCCTTCTGGGTTGCTTTACCGGCACATTGTTTGGCCCTTTTAGCGATGTTCACAAAAAAGCCGAACAAGCCATCGGAAGGCCGATTCTTACCCACGAATTTGCTACTTCAGCAATATGGGATCAGTTAAAAACGGCTTTGACAGAAGAACTTCTAGATATTTGCCCCGATGAGGAAGACGCATGAGCAGAACAATTGAAGGAACGCTGACGGCTTGGATCAGCCCATCGTCAATGATTGGCCCGCACAATATCAATGACGTTGATGATGCCGGGGTGTTTACTTATGTCAGTTCTCGTCTTGATATGTCGAAGCATGGGTACACCAAAGTGGGCCATGCGGAAGTACGATTGGTTCTTGCCGATGCCGATACGCTTGTGGACAGCAAGATTGACGCGCTGAATGCCGAAATTGCTCAGATCGAAGGTGAGGCTGAGGCCAGAGTAACGCGGTTAAAGCATCAAATTCAGCAACTTCTAGCCATCACGCACCAACCAGAGGAAGACGCATGACACCTTTACGCATCCCTTTCAACGGCAAGCACGTTGATGTTGAGTTTACTTTTAATAAAGGCTACGAGGCCACGTTTGATGACCCCGGTTGTCCTGATGACTGCGAGGTTCATCACGTTTATTACCCCGCCAACAGTGCTTGCCAGATGGATATCCTGCCCGTCATGCACGAAGATGATATCGAGGCAATCTACAATTATATTTTCGATTACAGAGGCGAAGATGATGTATAAAAATGGCGGTCCCGCTTTTCCAACCAAAGTGTATGACGTTGAGCGTGAACAGCTAATACGCGAAGAAGGCATGACCCTCCGCGATTACTTCGCGGCCAAGGCAATGCTAGGGATTATGTTTGATCCTGGTGACGTATACACCAACGAAAATATAGCCTTAAACGCATATGAAGTTGCAGACGCAATGCTCAAAGCGAGAGAAGAATGATTAGAATCATCAAAGTTCTACTGGTCATGGCGGCGATTGCTGGCTATGCCTACATCAGCAACCAAGAGTTTGAAGATCAACAATTAGCCCAATCAATGACCGAGGCTTATAACCAATGAAATCACTCCGCGCTATCCGTATGGCTATCATTTACTGGCAAATTGACTGGCTGATGGCGCGGATTAACAAGTTACTCAAGTTAAAACCGTAAGCTGGTAGAGCGGTCAATTATCACCAGAGCCATGACAGTGCGGCGGGTCTCTCCAAGCGAACCTTTCTCCGCAATGTGAGGGCATGGCATTTTTACTAACAGGAAAACAATGGAACTTGAAAAAACAATCAGCGGCGTAATGATTTTGGTATTCATCGCAGTCATCATTTTGGAGTTTGCACTAGGCCATGTCCCCGACGAAGACGACTAAAGTCTGTACGCAATGCGGCGAGACAAAACCGGAAGAAGCATTCCACAAGGAGCGTAAAAAACGAAGCGCATGGTGCGCTGACTGCAAGAACGCCTGTGTACGTAAGCGCAGAGGTTTGGTACGAGAAGCCGAAATGCTAGCCAAGGAACAAGAAGAGACAGTGTGCCCCTGTGACCACTGCTTCAAACAAACTTCTTGCCAGGCAGAGTGCGTCAGCTTCAAAACATGGTCTGAACACGGAGTTTGATTTACGGCCCCCTGACCTTTTAACCAAGGTCTGTAGGAGTACACGGGGGCCACCCTAAACGCGATATTCATGCCGTCTAATGCACTGGGAATAGCCCGGTGGGGCACACTCTGAGTATCGCGGCCTAGAGCGCACTAGGCTGACAGCCGGGAAAGACCGGCCCCTAACAAGATGCGTCCTGCTACCCGTTTCTGGCGATCCGTGGGTTTCCAATGGCAGGGCGTATCCCCTTGGGGTTTAACAGGAGAGATGATGAAAGAACGATCCGACCGCATACTGATGACAAAAGCCAGAGATGCTATCCGCATACTCAGCGCCAAAGTCAGTTCAGAAAGCGCACAAATACTGCTTCCATTGATTAGCGACTTGGATTTCCGCATTGAACAGATGCTGGAAGAAGAACGCTATTACAAGATGCCGAAAGAATCCCGCGAGCGAATCAAGCTATCTGCTCTGGGCAACCGCAACTTGTGGAATGACGAACTGACCGTCAAGTTCGAAAAGGCCAAGGAACTCCATGCCTGTGGGATGTTGATCCGCGATGCTTGCACTCAAGCCGGTATCACCCGCGACCAGTGGAACAGACGCAGAAGAATTGAAAAACGTGGAGTGGAAGCATGACTGACAAAGAATTATTGACCTTGGCGGCAAAAGCGGCGGGGATCGAGTTGATGAAAAATTTTATGGTCCCAAACACAGTTGCAAGAAAGAAAGACGGATGGCTTTGGGCGCCCCTAACCGACGATGCTGACGCTCTGCGCCTTGCGGTGAAATTGGATATGAACATCGAAGTATGGAACCCCTTCAAAGAGGTTTGGGTTGTTGCGGAAGGGTACGACGTTATAGAAGAGCCTTGGGGCGAAGATAAGCTGGCCGCAACCCGTAGAGCCATCGTTAGAGCCGCCGCTGAGATTGGCAGGGGGATGGAATGAAATTCAGAAAGAAGCCCGTAGTGATCGAGGCTACGCAATGGTTCAAAGACGGCGATCATCCTGCTGTAAAGCGTTCACTTGGTACAACGTCATCGGCAATAAGCCCCGGAATTCTTTATCGGTCCAAGGATTTTTACGTCAAGACCCTTGAAGGAAACATGAAAGTCACCCCCGGAGACTGGATCATCACTGGAGTTAAAGGCGAACACTACCCATGCAAACCCGACATATTCGAGGCGACCTATGAGCCTGCGGAGGAAGCATGAGTACCGCAACCGAACTGTTGAGACGGGCGCTTGATCGAATAGATTGGGTTTATCCGTCTGACATAGCGTTAAAGGATGAAATCCGCACTTACCTCGCCGCCGAGCCAGAAGCGGAGCCTGTGGCGTGGATTCACTGTCAAGGAGAAGATTACGAAGAGTTACACACATGGTCGCTTACTCCTGAATGCGTATCCGTAGGATGGACTCAATACCCACTTTATCGCCACCCACCCAAACCCGAGCCAGCAAGAAAGCCGATGACGGATGAGGAAATGGAGAAGCAGTACGAGATAGATAAAGAGTATTTCGGGGAGTCAGTTATGCGGGCTTTTTATAACGGCGTCCGCTTCGCAGAAAAGCACCACGGGATTGGCAGGGGGATGGAATGAGCGAAACAAAATTTACGCCGGGGCCTTGGTTTATCGACGGTCAAGGAATTGGACCTAAATCATTCGCAGACGATCAAAGTTACGGCATAACGATGCCTGTTGCTTATATTGAAGAATACGATTGGCCCGAAAATCATGGAGCAAATGCCGACCTAATTGCCGCAGCGCCTACTATGTATGAAGTCCTTGATTGGTTGGATTGTAGAGGCGGTCTTGGTTTAGAAGTTCATGCGGTTATTAGTACCGCACTAGCACAGGCACGGGGAGAAGCATGAGTACCGCAACAAATGAGATTGGCGGGGGGATGGAATGACCAAAACAAACATCCTCCCCAAACCAGACACCTTGTATAGACACCACAGCGGAAAGGTTTATAAGGTTCTTGAAATTGCCAAGATGGAAGCAACAGGAGAAGTTGTGGTTGTTTACCAAGAGCGTTTTTCGATGGGTAACGTATGGGTGCGCCCTGCGTCTGAGTGGTGGGATAAATTTAGGGAGTTGGCAGGGGGATGGAATGAGTAACGCAACCGGATATTCTAAAAAGGTAATTGAAGCGTTATATGAAAACGGCGACCCCGTCTCTATTGATGCCGCTGAACTTTTGGAACGGCTAACAGAGAACGCCGAGCCAGAAGCGGAGCCTGTGGATCAAGAATGTTATGCCTTTGCGCCAAGCAAGGTTGTTGCTAGATATGAATTCCCACCCAAACCCGAACCAGAAGCGGAGCCTGTGGCGTGGATGAGAGAAGATGGGGAGATTGGTAACTACAATCCTTCTGATTACGGATACGGAACGAAGGTGTTCCCCCTTTACCTTCACCCACCCAGACCCGAGCCAGCAAGGAAGCCGATGACGGAAAAGGAAGAGGATGAGGCATTCAATAGCGCCAGCAAATATGCCGCTTGGTTAGAGACTGAGAATAGGATGCTGCGTGAGTCGAGGAAGCCGATGACGGAGGAGGAAATAGACGAAGTGGCATCAAGATTGAAAGATGCGCGAATGTCTTGGGGTTTCATAGAAGGCATCCGTTTCGCAGAAAAGCACCACGGGATAGGAATCAACCAATCCGACCCGGACTCAATCGACCTACAGTCACGCTGTAGAGGAGATAAATTGTGACACCCAAATATGCCACAGGAAATTACACGTTGATCTTCTTTGACCGGTACGGCACGAAGATCAATACCGTGATCGTGAGTGAGGCAGGGCTACTCAGAGCGCAGGAGGCCGGGCATAAAGCCGTCTCTGAGGGCCTCTGTGCCAGTTTTATTGTGAGCCGTGTGCTGTTTAACAGTTTGGATGCTATCGGCCCTTGAGCGACTCTACTTTGGTTTCGATGCGTTCGATGGCGATCTCTATACGGGACAGCTTTTCGGACGCATCCTTGGCTTCTTTCTTATGCTCGTCGAGATGACTACGCATATCAGTTTCCAGCCGGTTAATCTTAATGTCATGGCCCTGTATCATGACGTAAGCTGAAAGGATTGCCGCTAATACTGGCAGTCCTACCTTGAGCCACTCGGCCATTACACAAGCCTCCCTTAATCCTTCCAGAACACGCCCAGTAAGCCCGTCAGGGCCATACCAGCGGTCACGATGGCTTCGGATTGCTCTTGATCCAGACTCACGCCCGAAGCGGTCAAAATCCAAATCAATCCTGCCCATGTTGACCTCTGCTCAAGTGCTATGCCAAATTTCTTAAACATTTGCTTCACCTAAATAAAGATTCCGTTCAGCCTTACGCCGGTTCACAAGTCCTGCGAGGATCTTTCCACCGCCCTTGTTCCATAGCAAGAACGCCGCCGCCGCGCCTGTGTATTGCCCATTTTTGTGAAGCCGCGCTACGGATGATTTGCTGAAATTGCCTTGACCGATGTTATAGCACAAGCTGACCATCGCATCGAATTGATTCTGATGGGCTTTCCCTGCGTACTTGGTCACAGCGTCCTCGAACTTTCCAAGATCCTGCCTGAGAAGAATCTCTGCCGTGCCTTGGCTGATCTTGAGTCCTTGAGTCACATCAGACCCAGTATGTCCGTAGCCCACCGTCCAGATGTTTGCGGGACACAAATAGCTTTCCAGCTTGCATCCCTCAAACCGCTTGATGAGGTCAATTCCCTCTTGGCTAGTCTTCATTGTCATCAGGTTTCTCAGCCTTCTCAGCCGCCTCAAACGCATCCATCTGTTCCTTCGCCTGACGCTCAATCTCCTGCAAGATCCAGTAGGTGTTGGTATGGTTCGGCATATTTGCCAGAGCGGATACCAGAGCGTTGTAGGTCTGAGCATTGAGGCTGACGTTGATGTTTTCCATTGTGTTTTCCTGTGTGGGGTTGATTAAACTGGGTTAGCCCAAGGAGCCGGGAGGGTTACGGCTTTGGGGTGGATCTGATCTTCAATCTGCTGATCCAGTGACTCGCGCATGGCGTCCAGTTGCTCAAATCCCATCGCGGCCTGAACCCAATGCTGTGCCTGATCGAAGGTGATCTCGTTGAAGGGCGTGAACGGTGAGCCAGCAGTGAACGTGACTGCTTGAGTGCCATAGCACGAAGCCATGTGTCCGTTGCCATCATCCGCTGTGACGCGCCAATGAATCGTGAAAATGACATCCGCATGGGATTGGTATTCTGGGTAGCAGTCGAATGCGGGAAATTCCCAAGTGTAGACGTTACTCATGCTAAAACTCCGTGGTTTGCAAACTCGCCGTGAAACTTTTCTCGCGCTTCATGCGCCACGAGCGCTGCTAATTCTAAGTCTTTAAACATTCCAAAATACATCGGCTTTTTATTGACTCGCAAAGTCACCATCCAGTTTCCAGATTTTTCATCCAATTTGATGTTCTTTAAGCCCGACTTGCTGTTTTTGAAAACTTTTCTGTTATGCCCATTTTGAGCTTTTGTCGCGGGCCTCAAATTAGCAATGAGATTGTTTTCCTTATCCCCATCAATATGATCTAAAAACTCAGGAAGATAGCCGTTAAAAAATAGAAAAATAGCTCTATGCGCTAAAATTTTCTTGCCATCAACAATGATGTGTAGATAGCCGCTTGACTGCTTATTACCTACTCTTTTGCCAGCCGGAGCGCCACGCACAGAAATTTTACGGAACAGCCAACCATCACTGTATTCAAACAGTTCGTGTAATCGGTTGTACAGAGACATTAACTTAACCTCTTCTTAATTTCGTTGAGTTCTGCGGAGAGTTCCTTTATCGCTGCTACTAGCAGGGGAATTACTTCTGTGTATTGAACGCCTAGCCTATCTGGATCTGACGAATCGACTGCCTCTGGAAGTACAGCCAAAACATCCTGCGCAATAAGGAACGAACGGCTGACGCCTTCATCATCTGTTTTGAATCGACCTGTTACAGCGCGGAGGGATGTAACCTTTTCTGCGGCGTTTTTAATCGGTTCTAAATCAGTCTTTAGGCGCTCATCCGAGGTAGCTGTCCATGATGTATTTCCAGTAGCAATATAAACTCCAACAGAACTGGGGTTATAAACAAGAAACGATGATCCTGTATTTGGTCCAAAACTCCATTCATTACCCGCACCATTACCAGCTCTAAACCTTGCGTTCCCCGCAGGGGATGTCGTCGTCCCAACCAACAAATTCCCACTCACATCCAGCGTCATCGCCTGAGTGAAGGAGATAGCGCTATCAGCGGAACCACTGGCCGCTATATTCCAAGCGTGTGTGTTAGCGTCAATTACATATGAACCAGCTGCGGTAGCCGCTATTCGCTTCCATCCACCACTGTAGTAAACATTATTTGCAAAAACACCAGCGGTTCCGACACCAGAAAGCGAAGTTCGGCTAATTTGCATAGCCTTGTAAGTGCTATCCCAACCACTCGGCGTAACACCCAAGCCAAGGTTGCCGGAGGCGTCGAGGCGCATCTTTTCTGCGTTACCCGTCCCAAAAACCAAGGGGCCAGAGTAATAGTTAAAAATCGTAGAGGTGTCCGATGCCGCTTGATATATCAACAGGCCGCTTGTGTCTCCGGCAGCATTCTTGATGCGTAAGGTTCCAGACCCAATATCTAATTTTGTTCCCGGCAAACTCGTCCCAATCCCTACGTTGCCAGAGGAATCAATACGAACACGCTCAGTGGAATTCGTCGCAAACCCAAGGATATTCGTCCCCGGCAAATACGTCCCATTCGCAGGAGCCGTTGAGCCTGTGACCGTGACCCGAGTGAATGCACCCGTATTCGGAGTCGTTGACCCTATCGGCGGAGGTGTCGCAAATGCCGTGGTCGATGCCGTGTAGGTGACAACGTAATTAGCGATATTGACCAGATTGGTGAAGCAGGGAATGAACCGTGTACGCCAGCCACCATTACGGAGGCCAGTGGTTGCGTTATCGTCATCTGTGACCGTTGAGCCATCGCCCCCAATGGCGGTTGGAAAAGTAACTGAACTCATAATAGCTCCTTGATTTCGTAGCCCGTCTGGTAACGTGTGGCATAGGGCTGGTCGATTGCTGATAACGCTCGGATTCGTCCGAGGAATGCTCGCCTGTGTAGGTTAATCGCGTCAGATGGGTCCCAGACATAGAGGACTTCGGCATCCGTCCCGCTGATTTTCTGAAGATCATTGTTAAGAATGGCTTCTTCATTGGTCAACTGATCCAAGGTAAACCGCGCTACCCGGCAGGAATCCCGGCGGTCAAAATACTCGGCCCCGGACATGGCCTGGTCAATCAGCGTTCCTGTTTCGTAAGAAATGGACGCGCCCAAAGTCATATTGTAGAACGGCTGATAGATAGCGCCGACAAATACCCGACCAAGTTGCACATAGCCGTCTTCATTGGCCGTGTCGAAGAATTCCACCTGATAGTAACGCTCAGACACCAAAGCAGTCGGAATATGGATCAGCGTTTTGGTAAAGAGTGCTCGATCTTCGTCCGTGATGGTCAGATCCCAGAAGCGCATATCCTCCCATTCGTAGGTTCCGAAGGGCATAATCGGCCAGACATCCAATGTGCCAGAATCGTATTTAAGGGTCGTATACCCGCTGTCGGAATACACCCGATACCGATATTGAGCCGTGACGGACAGGTTATGATTGACAAAGGCCACAGCACCAATGATCCGAGCCGCATCAGTCGAAAAACGGAATCGCGTACTGGAATTGGCATCATCCGTCGAACGTGCAACCTTATTGAGGATGCGGTTCTGTAGATTGGTGATCGGCAATGTGGCTTCCCATGATCCATAGGAACCGAACGTCGAAGTATCGATTCGGTTTTGGTAGGCAAGGATCATATTGCTCATGATTAACCCCAGAGCGTCAGCGTAGCGCGGTTTTTGGCATAACTTGATGATATGCCTATGATTCTGAATAGAGTACCAGAATCAAGCCCAAAACGATGCAAAGTCAGGTTTGCAACCCCGTTTAAATCGGGGAGCGTTTCAGTAACGTCAAGCGCAATGCTGACCTGATACATGGTTCGCTTAACCTTGTAGAGATTGAGCAGTCGAGTCGCTTCCGTTCCAGCCGCTGTCGCATCGACCAGTAACGTATCTCTGGTGATCTCGGTAGCCAACAAATATTGCGTCTGCACAGTCGCATCTGTGGCATATCCAGCGGCTGATGGATATTTGAGGACGCTTTTTCTTGCCTCTGTTACACCCGCCGCAAGATCAGCAGTTTGGATGCTGTAGTTCTTGAGGTACGTCAGAATGACCTTGTACGCAGGAATGCCGCGATCAGTGTCTGATGATCGAACGGCCTCAATGCTGATGATGTTGTCATCATTGATTTCAATATCTGCCGCTCCTGATGCCACAGCAAAACGACCCATGCGGAACTGACCGGTTGCATCGTACCCGTACCATGCGCCAACGGATTGGGCAATCTGATCCATACAGGAAAGCCCAGAGTCCTCACCGTAGACCCAGATGCCGACTTCTGAACTGTTGGCAGTATCAAGAGCGGTTACATCAGCCGCGTTAATATCGCCCGAATTTACCCCGCCTTTGATGGCAATCAACTTCATGATTTGCGCGGCTGTACGGTTGCTAGAAGCGGTTCCTTGCGTGATATCACAGGTGATTAGCCCCGCCGGAGTTGATCCTAGACGGAAATAAGAGCCTGATGAGGTCGAACAAACTCGGTAGTTTCCTGCCGATGGCGCATTGGCTTCCATGTCGGCAATGCTGGAATACGCCGAACCTTTGGTCAGCCCTGCGCCTTTGTCATAGACCGCAGTAACATCGGAGATGACTGCATCATTGACTTGGAAAATCAGCCGCGAAGTGTTCACGCAAGGCGGCTGGACGTTATAGACCTTGCCGTAGACCACAGGCTTTTTCTGACCTTTGAGATCGGCAACGCCTTCAAGCCCTGAAGGAAGGCTATTGGTTCCAGCGAATTCTGTCTTTTGTAACGGGAGTTCCAGAACCGCCAATTTGTCACGCGCAAGTACCGTGACAGTATTGAACGTGAACTCTACCTGTTCCATCGTCCCAGACAGGATTGTGGTGAAAGTCGAATACGCCTCCGTGGGGTTGCCGACTTTGATAGTCAATGCGCGGTTGTCATAGCTGTAATTCGCCATGTAATCAAGACCGCCATCAACGTTCGACAGTTCTACTACGCCGTATCCCACGCGACTTGCGCCAGAGGTTGTGCCTGACGCAAACAGGTTGCGCGTAATGTCAGCCGGGGTTTTGATCCTTGGCTCATAGTAAGTGTTGGCCGGGGAGTCAGTCGGTTTGGTGACATAGTTCTCGGTACAAAACCGCAGAGTAGTTGTAGCCCCTGCGGAATTTGTTGCGGCTACGATTTCAACAAGGTAGATCATGCGGATGCCTCAACCTTGGCGATGCGCGTTGATTCAGCAGTCTCATTGCGAATCTCTGAAAGCTGTGTGATGAGTTCACGATTAGCCGCTGATTGCAGTCTGACCAATGCTTGTAACTCACCGATCTGTTCCTTGAGAAGTGCAGTCTGCTCGGCACTGGTAATCACCACCGCGTCCTTGATCGTCTTGAAGAAGTTGGCCGTTGCTCCTGCCGTTGATACGTAACCGCCGCCAGAACTAATCAGTTCAGGGCCATATTCGCCAACTAGTGAAAGTCCCGCACCCATTGCGCCACCTTTGGCAAATCCCGGTACAAAGCCTTTAGCAATAAGCTCTTTGTATTCCTGACTGGCTTTAAAATTTTCGTCTGCAACTTGTTTGGCTGTTTTTGTTCCATTAATTAAAACGTTAGCATGACCAAGAATCGCAGCATCATTTTCCGGTTCCCGGCCTAACAATTGACGATAATACAACCTGATGATATTCATGGCATCAGATTGGCTGTATTTTATTTTTGAATTATTGCCGTAGGGGTTAAACCCTAATGCACCACCGGGGATTTCACGCACAGGAGCCGGGGTAACCACCACCGGCACTTTTGGTACAGGTATCGGGTTAGCGGGTGATCCTGGCGGTGTGGGAGCCGGTGTCGGTGCTACCGTAGGCGTTTTAGCCAGAGTCGCTACGGCATTGGCGTAACTCGCCATCGTTTTATTCAGCGTTTCCACTGCCGCCGCTACGGTCAACGTGCTAGCGTTCAGCGTGACCAGAGCGTTGTAGCTATTCGCCGCAACAGTCAGTTGATTCTCAGCGATTGACGCTTGGTTCTCCGCGTACTGAGAGGATTTTTCAAGCGCAGAGGTGACTGAAGTAAAGTCAGATTGGAACTGCGTATTGGATGCGTTGTATTCGCGTGAAGCATCCAAGAAATCCTTACCGGCCTTGGTGATCTCAGCCAGTGCTGATTCATCGCCAGCCACAGCCAGTGCGCTGATTCTCTGGAATTCCTGCCGAGCAATACGGTAGCGTTCTTCTGGGCTGATGAATGTAGATCGTCCACCCGTCAATTCTTCAAGGTAGGCCCGGATCGTCTTGGAGTAGCTCAAGAATCGTTCCTGTACCTTTTGCAGATCCTGGTACGCCTTCTGCATTGCAGAGAACGCAGAATCGACGTTTTTCTGTAGGCTTGCGATCAGGTCATCTTGGATCTTCTGCGCGGCATCGGCGGCTTGCTTGGCGGCTTCAGCCTGTGCATCGGCCAATTCCTGTGAAGCATCCGTAAGATCAGAGAACTTTCCGTTAAGCGCCAGGAACTGAGCGAACAATTTCTTGCCCTGCTCGGTAGACGTATCCATACCCATCGCAATGGCATAGAACTCGTCCTTGGATTTCGGCATGGAAATACCAAGTTCAGCAAATGCTTTGGTCAATTCATTGGTGTCTGCGGTGACTCGCTGTTGGTCCGTCATGAAGTTTTCGCGGAAGGACTGAAGCGATTCTTCAAACGCCGACAAACCGCCTGCCGCGTTAATCATGGTGCGGTCGATGTTTTCCGTACCAAATCCCGCGCCACGCATTAAGTTGGTGATACTGAGGATCTGTTTGTATGAATCAATGATGTCAGCCGCAGAGCCTTGTAACTGCCTGACGTATTCGCGAGTACCCGCAGACAGATCCCCCTGCGCCATGATGGTCTGACGAGTGATCTCTGCTGCAACATCCTTGTTCTTGTCGATAATATCGGTGTAACTGATGGCCTCCATGCCAAGTAGTTCAAGACTGCCTTTAGCGCGGTTGATACCTTCAGCCACCCGGACAATCGTTTCCTTGTAGCCTTCACCGACCTTTTGGAAAGCCAAAAATTCAGGCAACGCTTTCTCCGCCATGGAATCTGACATTGCGGATATTGCTGATTCGAGTTTCTTAGCCGCTTCTTCAGCACTGAGTCCAGCGATGTCGATCTTTCCAAGTCCAACCTTGAATTTATCCAGTCTCTTTAAAATTTCTTCAGGAGTGACGCTGATGACCTTGCCAGCTTCTTGGATGCTCGTGACAACTGAGCTAATGACCTTTCCAAAGGCTTCGGCAAACTTTTTGCCATACTCGGCCACCATCGTTTGGCCTTTCTTAATGCCGCCTTCTTCGCCACCCGTTTCGATTCTGGCTCCAATGTAGCCTTCTAATCTGCCTGTGCGGAGAATGTCGGTCAGCTTCTGATCTCTGAACAAGAATCCGGCTTGTTTGACTCCTTCAGTGCCGTATTTCAGCGTCAAATCGCTGATGGCGGGAGTTAACGTCTCTGCGATAAGGTTCTGAACGCCACCCAAAGCATCGCGAATCTGATAAAGCGCATCCAGCATATCGGAGGAATAACTGAGATCATTGGATGAATTTTCCTCAATGATCCCAATGGACTTGCTGATGCTTTCGGAGACCGCCATCGGGTCTCCTTTTACTGTTCCTGTGCCAGTTTCTGGCTCTGGAATTGCCGGAGCGCCACCGCCGCCACCGCCACCGACCATAACGCCAATGCCAACCATGAACGCAAGCATGGCCGCACCAGTTACAAAGCCGATGGGGAACGGTGCGGCAGAGGCTTTGGCTACAGCTTCCGTACCGGCAGCGGCAGCTTTGGTTTTATCCGCTGCTACATTAGGAGCGACTGAAGCTACATTCGCCGTTGTTGAAGCAAAAATACCCTCGATGTACGCACCGACTTTTGTGGATATGTTTGCGATGTCTTTAGCCATGGACATTGCAGATTGCGCCATTTCAAACGCTCGGAAGACTTTGACTGCCGCGCCCATGGCTTCATAGCCCTTGGTTCCTTTTTTGAAGAACCCTTGGGCGGCTTGGGTCATATCGCCGTACTTTTTGATTTCGGCTTTGACCTGCTTTTTAGCCGCATCCTCATTGGCTTCGTCAATGCGCTTTTGATCGCCTTCAGCCCTATCGACCGCTTCCTTACGGGCAATCTCAATGGTGGCGGATTGCTTGTCATACTCAGCGAGAGCGACAGACATCCCGCCGATGGCTGCGCCTACTTCACCA